GACAGACTACCACTGTTGCTAACGTCATGAGTTTCTTCGGAGCGTGGGATCCATATGAGTTGGTTGCATCTGTGCAATTGGGGATAGTACCCTACTTTCACGAGGTCACAAAATGCACGAAACCCTGGCGATTGAGGTCGAGACTTGAGAAAGATGACGAGGTGCTTCACTGTCAACCTTGCATCAAGGTCACTAGAGTAGACAGATCCTATATGTTTGTCCCCTACTGCTACAAATGGGAACCACAATCCCTCCTAGATGACTTTAGACCCCTACCAAGTGCAGCAGACTATACATCACGGGGCTATTTCAAGCGACTAAGACATGAGTTGTTTCACCACAACCATACGGCGGCAATCTTTTCGCCGATCATTATTTCTCCCTACCTACTATCAGAATTGTATCAGGTTAAGGTGCTGTTGACTCCGAAAATGTCACAAAGTACCGCAGTAGAACGCATTATTAGATTTGCCTCTGAAGATGAGCTCACATCTTCGCATCTCGATGTATATATAGAACACACGAGGCATGTAGTCCACGACACGGTTAGTGTCATGGTAGGGATCGCCACCGGTGATATGTCGTCGGTGATTTCAAATTTTTAAAGGGCCCATGTGATGGGAAGTACCTTTTCGGGTACCGGTCTACACACTTCATGAGACTTAAGATAATCAATCCGGTCAAGAAGACTTTCAAATTATTGAAGATTAGACCCAGGCGCCAAAAATACATACCGATATCCAAACGGCTGCCAATGTACTATGAAGGTGCTACCCCACCACGCCCTGATCATGGGCACCTTATTTCCAACCTCTGCGGAGTAGCAAAGCGAGTCGCAGTTGAACCCCCAAAAATGGACCGTAAATTAGCTCGTGGGTTCAAACGCTTTGTGCAGTTATGGTTGAAGAGGAATGTCAGACCCTTAACTGAGGATGAAAACCTTTCTTTTGAAGAATGGTTGGACGGGACAGACTATCCTGAAGCGCGGAAGAATGAATTGAGAAGAGTTTGGGAAGACTGCGGGAGAAATCCTAGTCAGCACGACCTAAGCAAAATCTCATCTTTCATTAAAGATGAATCATATCCAGAATACAAGTTCCCGCGCACAATAAATTCCCGCAGCGACAAGGCTAAATGTCTTTTCGGACCGCTTGTTGCTAGCATAAGTGCAAAGATTTTTAAATTACACTGGTTTATTAAAACTATCCCCGTTGTGGACAGACCGTCGTCTATCTACAACAAACTGTATAAAGATCGAGCCACTTATGTCTCCACAGACTACACTTCTTTTGAAGCTCACTTCAAGAAGGCCTTAATGAGAATTTGCGAAAGCGAAATGTTTCGTTATATGGTCCAAAACTTGGGGTTCGAAGCTCAAGAAATATGCCGTAAGTTCATATTAACCAAGGAGAGTATCAATCGCGTTAGCTTATCGCTCTTCGACTATAAGGTCGAAGCGTGTAGGATGTCTGGAGAAATGGACACATCACTTTCTAATGGGTTCACCAACCTGATGTTGTACCTGTATGCCTCGTATCTTGAGGGCTGCACAGAAGAACAGGTCCATGGTTTTGTTGAAGGTGATGATGGTATATTCCGTAATGATGGGCCTATGCCCACGGAAGAAACCTTCAAAAAGCTGGGAATGACAATAAAAATCGCGACAACTAAAACCTTGTCCACTGCTTCATTTTGTGGTCAAGTCTACGATGTCGAAGACATGACTGTAGTAACCGACGTCCGGGAAGCGGTAGCGCGTCTCGGCTGGACCAACAAATTTTATACCAGGTCATCCAAAACCGTGTTGCGCGAGCTCTTGCGCGCAAAAGGGTTTTCGTTGTGTTACCAATACGGCAAGTGTCCGATATTGTGGTGTTTGGGAGTTAAGATTCTTGAACTGACTAGCGGAGTCACAGTCCGTCAATCCATCATTGATAAGATGGATTCCTGGGAGAGAGGCAAATATTTGGAAGCACTTAAGTGTGCAGCTGATGTTGTCGCTCCACCCGGGTTACAGACCCGTCAATTGGTTGAAAGACTCTATGGCGTCACTATTGATGAACAATTGGAAATAGAAGCATCTATAATGAAGATGTCCGAATTAGGCCCTATGCCTTTTCAATTTGTAAATATTCCTTCTGATTGGACACATTACTATGAGAACTACAATTCTGACGATTACAACTCACCACCCGTATGGATCCGGGATCAAGCAAAAACCTCTTTAGAGCAGTTGCTTCAAGTAAAAATGATAAATCCGATCCAATTTAAGCGTCTCGACATGGGGAATCGATTCGCTTAAGGCCGGTTAGGCCTTTGTCCAGAATGAGCG